GCAAGATTCTAAGAACTTCATCGCTCAGTTGTTCGCTGGTAGGCCTGTAGCTGCTGCTCCCGTAGCTCCTGCCGCTCCTAAGGTTGAGGCTCCCGCAGCTCCTGCTGCTCCAGCCGCTCCCGCTGCTCCCGCTAAGTCTGCAGCTCCTGTTGCACCTGGTATTACCATCGAGCAGGTTCGTAAGGCCCTTGCCGACAAGGTCAGCTCTCATCGCGAGGCTATCAAGGAGAAGCTCAATAGCCTTGGCGCGCCTTCTGTAACCAAGCTCGACCCGAGCAAGTATGCTGAGATGTACGCATTCCTCACCGCTCTTTAATCATGGCTGCGACTTCATCAACATCATCAACTAAGCCTCAAGAGCATAGCAAAAGAGCTCATGCGGTCTTGTCCGCGTCGGCTGCCGGAAGATGGTTAAACTGTACTCCGAGCGCTCGACTGGAAGAGAAGATTGGTCGCGATGAGCCTTCAAGCTATGCTCAGGAAGGCACTCTCGCTCATGAGCTCGCAGAGTTGTACATGCTCCATGATGTATTAGGCAAGTGCGACGACCAGACCTTCTCTGATAGATTTGATTCTATCATGAACAATCCTCTTTTCAATGAGGAAATGCTTGATGTCGTGCCTACTTACGTTGACTATTGTGATGAGCAGTACAAAGCTGCTTTGGCTGAAGACAGCGAAGCCATTATCGAGATTGAGCAAAAGCTTGACTTAACGGCTTATGTTCGTGAGAGCTTTGGCACTGCAGACTGCACCATTATCGGCGGAACACTTCTTGAAGTGGTTGACTATAAACATGGAAAAGGTGTTCCTGTATATGCCGAATGGAACAAGCAGCTTATGCTTTACGGTCTCGGCGCTTTACGTAAGTACGATATTCTGTTTGGCATCGAGGAGGTTAGACTTACGATTGTTCAGCCTCGTATCAACAACATTTCCTCGTGGCAGATTTCCGTAGATGAACTGATGCGCTGGGCTACTGAAGAACTTATTCCTAAGGCAGAACTTGCCTGGGAAGGCAAAGGCGAATTAGTAGCTGGCGATTGGTGTAAATTCTGCGTGGCTAAGAACAGATGTCGCGCTCTTTACGAAAAAAGCGTCGAGATTGCAAAGTACGAATTCCAAGACCCTGAGCTTCTTACAGATGAAGAAATAGCTGATGTCCTCGCAAGGATTCCTCAGTTCGAGGAGTGGGCCAATTCTATTAAAGAGTACGCAAGCGACAGAGCTATTAACCATGGTAAAGTATGGCCTGGTTTTAAGCTTGTCGAGGGCGTATCTCGTAGAAAATGGCTTGATGAGGATGCTGTTGCTGAAGCTATCTTCTCAAGAATACCTGAGGCCACTGAGGACCAGGTATACGATATGAAACTCAGAACTATTACTCAGCTTGAAAAGACCTTTGGCAAGAAGGTTGTTGCTGAGCAACTTTCAGATGTAATTGTAAAACCGCAGGGCAAGCCAACACTAGTTCCCCTGTCAGACAAACGCCCAGCTTTGGGCTTAGAAGAAGCTATTAACGATTTTAACAACTAAGATTATGGCAGAGACCAATTCAACTAAGATTGTAACTGGCAAAGTTCGTTTTTGCTATGTTAACGTATTTGAGCCCACGGCTCTTAACGAAGAAGACAAGCCTAAGTATGGCATCTGTGTTCTCATTCCGAAAACCGATACCGCAACTCTCGAGAAGATTGAGAAGGCCGTTGAGGCAGCAAAGATTGCTGGTAAAGCAAAGCTTGCTGACAAGAACGGTCGCATTCCTTCAACGATTAAGACTCCGTTGCACGATGGCGACGATGAGCGAGGTGATGACCCTGCTTTTGAGGGCATGATGTTCCTCAACGCTGGTTCTTATCGCAAGCCTGCACTCGTTGACAAGAATCTCAATCCTATTTTGAACCGCGATGACTTCTACAGTGGTTGCTACGGCCGTATTTCTCTCAACTTCTATGCTTTCAATGTTCAGTCGAAAGGCATTGCAGCCGGTCTTCAGAACATTCAGAAGCTGGAAGACGGAGAGATGCTCGCCGGTGGTTCGACTGCTGAAGAAGACTTTGGTGGCGACAATGCCTGGGGTGACAGTGATGACGACATGATGTAGCCCCATCTTCATGTTATTATCACTTAGCCGCAGCAATTGAAAGTGCGTTAGTTTTTTCATAACACAAAGATTTAAAAGTTAATAAATAAGATTCTATATGGGGTAGAAACCACAGTCACTTGTGAAAGCCACTGTGGTTTTAATACACGGCTCTTTGGTGTAATGGGAGCACAGGGTGTAGAGCTTTACGGTCAGTTACGTCTTCCATAATACTCAATATAGACCTATAAGCAAAACACTTTAGAGGGAGTTCGATTCTTTCAAGAGCCTCAATTAGTTTAATTTAAAATTAACAGTATTATGGGCAACAAAGTAAAAAAACATCTGCGTCGCGTTTATAACACTATAAGCGAGACCTTCGATTTTAGCGGTACTCTTGAGCAGTGCGAAAAGTACTTCAGAGAACATGACCACGGTCATTTAGAGATAACGGTATGATGTACGACAGAGAACTTTTCATAGACGTCGAAACGTTCTCATCAGTAGATATTAAAGAGTGCGGAGCCTATAAATATATAGCGTCACCAGACTTTGAGATATTACTGATAAGCTACGCTTTTGGTGATTGCGAGGTCGAAACAATTGATTTGGCTTGTGGAGACGACATGCCAGAAGAATTCGTTGAGGCTTTACGCGACCCTAAGTGCTTGAAGATTGCGCATAACGCAACTTTCGAGCGTAGATGTTTTGAGCGCATTGGCTATCATACTTTTATTTCGGAGTGGTATTGTACGGCTGTTAAAGCCGCATATTGCGGTTTACCTTTGTCATTGGACCAGGTATCTAAGCAATTAGACTTGGTTGACAAAAAGCTAAGCACAGGTAAAGCTCTTATTAAGTATTTCTCATGCCCGTGTAAAGCCACTAAGATAAATGGAGGTCGCACCCGCAATTATCCTATGGATGCTCCAGACAAATGGGCTATGTACAAGGAATATAATACTTATGATGTGCTATCTGAGCGAGAAATTTACAGAAAGCTCGAGAAGTATGAAATTCCTGATATAGAACGAGAGCTTTATGCAGTAGACCAGAGAATAAATGACCGAGGTATTATGATTGACAGGGAGTTAGCAGAATCTGCAATTGCTGTCGACAATGAATACCGTAAAACTATGATTGCTGAAGCTAAGGCTATTACACATCTTGAGAATCCCAACTCGCCAGTTCAGATGCGCAAGTGGATTCAAAAGGTAACAGGCATAGAGGTCGATTCTTTGGCTAAAGGCGTTATGGACGAAGTGCTTGACAAAGTCAAGGATTATCCTCAGGTTGTTGAAGCTCTTAGCATCTATCAAAAGCTTAGCAAGACTTCAATTAAGAAGTATTATGCTATGATAAACTGTGCGACTCCTGATGACAGAGTAAGAGGTACGTTCCAATTCTATGGCGCAAATCGAACAGGCCGATGGGCCGGTCGATTGTTACAACTACAAAACTTATCAAAGAACCACTTCTCAGATATTGATTTGCCTCGCGATTTGATTCGTGCAAGGGATTGGGAGACTGTAGATATGCTTTATGGCAATGTGGCAGATGTGCTCTCTCAACTCGTAAGAACAGCGCTCATTGCTCCAGAAGGTTATATCTATTCAGTAGCAGACTTTTCTGCAATTGAGGCTCGAGTTGTATCTTGGTTGGCCAATGAGCACTGGCGCATGGAAGTATTTAGAGGTGATGGCAAAATCTATGAAGCTACTGGCTCTAAGATGTTTGGTGTGCCAATATCAGCTATTACCAAAGGCTCTGTGCTCCGCGACAAGTCAAAGATTTCTGAGCTGGCTCTCGGCTATGGTGGTTCACTTGGAGCTCTTAGGCGAATGGGTGGAGAAAAAATGGGCTTAGCAGACGCAGAAATGATGAGCCTTGTCAAGAAGTGGCGAAATGCAAATCCTGCAATTGTGAACATGTGGGGTGAGATTGAGTCATGTGCTCATGAAGCAGTTCGTTATCATAGAAAAGTTCGTGGCACATGTAGGAACTTAATTTTCGACTGTGATGGTAGTTACTTCACAATTATGCTTCCATCAGGTAGAAAATTGTTCTATGCCAATCCACATTTTAAGGATAAAAAGGTAGGTAGGTCCACGACTCCAGTTAGGTCTTTGTGCTATGATGGCATTATACAGGAGACCAAGCAATGGGGTGAAACTGACACATACGGTGGAAAACTAACAGAGAATATTGTGCAGGCAATTGCTAGAGACCTTATTGGTTATTCGCTAATGCAACTTGATAGAGCAGGTTTTAGAATTGTTGCGCATATTCATGACGAATGTATTGCTGAGGTTCCGAAAGACGGAAAAGAGCAAATGTACTATGATACCATGGCAGCTCTTATGGGCACTCCGCCTGATTGGGCATCTGACCTACCATTAAGAGCCGACGGGTATTTAACACCTTATTACAAGAAAGACTAAAGTGGCACAATTTGAATTACAGTATGACGGCGTTTTAGAAATAGCTACAGGGTTCAGTGCCAATACTAAAGTTTGGAAGAATACAAAGGCACGATGGAGTAAGCTTGTTGCTAAACTTGCGGAACCCGTCAGGACTAATGAAACATATTCGCAGTTCATGCGAGCAAGTAAAACCGACCAAGGTAAAATTAAAGATGTTGGCGGTTTTGTAGGCGGCTTCTTAGACAAAGGTCAGAGGCGCAAAACCTCTGTGTTGTATAAGCAACTGGTATCTCTCGATATTGACTTTTCACACGAGGACTTTTGGTGGGATTTTCAGATGCTATATGACTGCGCAGCTGTTATCCACTCAACCCATAAGTCATCACCTACAAAGCCAAGACACCGCTTGATTATACCTTTGTCGCGTGAAGTAACCGTCGATGAATATCAGGCTATTGCTCGTAGAATTGCAGGCGACCTTAATATAGAGCTGTTTGACCAATCAACATTTGAACCTGAGCGTCTGATGTTCTGGCCAAGTATATCCTCTGATGCTGAATACTATTTTGAGTATCAAGATGGACCTTGGCTTGACGCAGATTATGTTCTCAGCTTATATGATGATTGGCATAACACTGCGGAATGGCCTACAACTGCCGAATACTCTGAAGATATTCTTAAAGAAGTCAAAAAACAAGAAGACCCGGAAGAGAAAAAAGGTATTGTAGGCACATTCTGCAGAACTTATGGCATCGAGCATGCAATTGAAACATTTTTGCAGGATGTGTATGAGCCAGCAGGCGACGGCCGATATACGTATAAGCTTGGTTCAACAGCCGCAGGACTTATAGTCTATGATGACAAGTTTGCATACTCGCACCATGGTACAGACCCTGCAGGTGGTAGGCTTTGTAATGCGTTTGACTTGGTGCGTATACATAAATATGGACATCTTGATACAGGCAAAGAAAAATCTGAAAAAGACCGAGCCTCGTTCAAGGCCATGGAAGAGTTTGCCACTAAGGACCCATCTGTTAAGCACCAAATAGCCGATGAGAAGTTCGCTGAAGCAAGATTTGATTTTGCAGTTCAAGACTTTGACGAAACTGAGGAAGTAGATGACTCATGGGTTGAACAGCTCGAAGCCAATACGAAAGGCGAGTATGACAATTCGGCAACAAATATCAACCTTATTATCCAGAACGACCGATATTTGCGAAATGCTTTCAAGTTAAACATGTTTGACAGCAAACGCTATATATTAAGGTCTGTGCCCTGGCGTAAGATTGATGCTGAAGAGCCTATGCGCGATGTTGACTATTCAGGCGTGCGCAATTATATAGAATGTGTTTACGGAATTGTATCTTCGCAGAAAATTGATGACGCATTGGCTCTCGATGTCGAAAAGCATAGTTTCCATCCGATATGTGAATATCTTAGTTCGCTTGAATGGGATGGAGAGCCTCGAGTAGACACGTTGTTGGTTGATTACTTCGGTGCCGACGATAACAGTTATACAAGAGCTGCTATACGCAAATCATTGTGTGCGGCCGTTACTCGCGTATTCCATCCTGGTACAAAGTTTGATATGGTTCTTGTGCTTGTAGGTAAACAAGGCACATATAAAAGCACATTTGTCAGAAAGCTTGGCATGGAGTGGTTCTCAGATACATTCTCGACCTTCCAAGGTAAAGAATCATTTGAGCAATTACGCGGCGCATGGCTTATAGAAATGGCAGAGCTCTCAGGACTTAAGAAAGCCGAGGTAGAAACCATTAAGCAGTTTATTTCGAAGTGTGAGGATATGTATAGACCTGCATTCGGAAGAACAGTGGAAACCTATAAACGCCAATGCGTGTTCTTTGGTACAACTAATGATTCTGACTTCTTGCACGACCCATCAGGAAATAGGCGTTTTAACCCTGTCAACATTGACGAGAGCAAAGCAACTAAGTCCGTTAAAGATGATTTGACACAAGAGGTAGTCGACCAAATCTGGGCTGAAGCCTATTATCTCGTTAAGCAAGGTGAAAAGCTCTATTTTGATGACGAGGAAAGCGAATTAGCAAAGCAGAGCCAAGTTGAGCACTCAGCCATTGACGAGCGCAGAGGTCTTGTTGAGAATTATCTTAATAGGTTATTACCAGAGGACTGGGATAAAAAAGACCTTTATGATAGGCGTGCATGGCTTGATGACCCATTAGCCTCTGTTGGAACCATATCACGCGAGGTCGTTTGTACCGCTGAGATTTGGTGCGAATGTCTCGGCAAGGACAAAAACGATATGACCAGATATAATACAAAAGATATTAACAGCCTTATGATGTCACTTCCAGACTGGGAATTTGTTAGCTCTACTAAGAACTTCCCAATTTATGGAAAGCAAAGATTCTACAGGCGTAAAAATAATTTGCTATGAAAAATTCTATGAGAACAAGATGCTTTAACTATGTTAAGGCATTAATGGAACAACGAGGGATTGACGGCAAAATATCTCGTAGAGAGCTTATCCTGCGTGGGCTGAAGGCCTACGACCCAGACGCCTATAGCAAAAAGCAGCAGTCAATACGAACTACGGTCGATAAAGTACTAAGAGATTTAACTAAAACAGGATACCTACGAGTTATCGAGCGCGGTAAGTATGAAATAAATGCTCTTGCATCATCGAGTTTTACAGTTAAGTATCTAAATGAATTATGCCTCAATTTAGAAAAATCGAAAGCGAAAAAGTCATCGAGCAAAAGCTCGTAGAGATAACAAAGCTTAATGGCGGAATGTGCATAAAGCTTCTGAGCTTCCATTTAATCGGATTGCCAGACCGAATGTGCATATTTCCTAAGGCTAAAATTGTGTTCGTAGAGCTAAAGACCACAAATCAAAAGCCAAGAGCCATCCAGGAATTTATGCATAATAAAATTCGGCAAATGGGCTTTAGAGTAGAGGTGGTTGATTCTACAGAAAAAGCAATTGAGTTAATTCAAAGTGTAATTGTGAATGAACGAAAGTAATCTACATAATTATCAACGAGTCTGCGTGCAGCATATCATAGACCACCCATTCTGCGGCGTGTTTCTTGATATGGGCCTTGGCAAAACCATATCGACTCTTACAGCTATTAACGAGCTTAAGTATGACTATTGCGAGATTAATACTGTGCTCGTAATAGCACCTAAGCGTGTTGCTGAGACTGTGTGGGAAGAGGAAGCCAAGTCATGGGACCATACTCGGCATTTGAAGTTCTCAAAGATAATTGGCACAGAGAAACAGAGACTCGCTGCATTAAAAGTAAGTGCCGACGTGTACGTTATTTCTCGTGATAATGTTTCATGGTTATGCTCGCTTTATGCTGCAAGGCTCCCATTTGATATGCTTGTCATTGATGAGCTCAGTAGTTTTAAGTCACATCAGACTCAGCGCTTCAAAGCATTACGACTTGCGCGTGTATGGTTTAAACGAGTTGTTGGCCTGACCGGTACTCCTGCTCCTAATGGCCTTATTAACCTGTGGTCACAAATGTACTTGATAGATAGAGGTCAACGACTTGAAAAGACCATAACAGCTTATAGAAGCAGATACTTTAGACCTGGCGCGTCTAATGGCTACGTAGTCTATACGTATAATCTGTTGCCAGAAGCAGAGCAGCTAATCCACGACCGCATTAAGGATATTTGTATTAGCATGAGAGCAGAAGACTATCTTGAAATGCCTGAGCGCATAGATAACTTCGTAAAAGTCACTATGCCTCCTCAGCTTCAAGATGCTTACAAGCGCTTTGAGCGAGAAAGTGTTATCACATTTGTAAATGACGTGGAAAATAATTCCATGACAGTTAATGCTGTTAATGCGGCTGCCCTGTCAAATAAGTTACTCCAGTTTGCAAATGGTGCTATGTATGGCGAAAACAAAGAAGTTAGATACATACACGAGCTTAAGCTTGAAGCTCTCAAGGAAATCATTGAAACAGCAGAGGGTAAACCCGTTTTAGTAGCATGGACTTATCAATTTGATAGGGACAGACTCATGAGCTATTTCAGGAACCTTTGCCCACGAGAACTTAAGACAGCCAAAGATATAGAGGATTGGAATAACGGCAAAGTACAACTTATGCTCGCACATCCGGCTTCAGCTGGTCACGGTCTTAACCTTCAAGCAGGAGGCAATATAATTGTGTGGTATGGTTTGACTTGGTCGCTTGAGCTTTATCAGCAATTCAATTCTCGCTTGTATCGCCAGGGACAGAAAAATCGAACCATTATACATCATATTGTAACGACTCACACGCACGACGAAGACGTGGTTCGGGCTTTGAGGTCTAAAGATAAGACGCAAAATAGCCTAATGAACAGTATAAAGGCGAAGATTGATAAATATAAGTCCTCTATGAAATAGCAGTAAAATAATTTATAGGTTAACAAATGTTAAATTTTATAAATTATCTATAAAGCGGTTTTTTAATTCAATATTTTATAGTAATTTTGTAACAAATAACGAAGATATGAATATCTTAAAAAGAGCAGACGAAATCGTGAATCAACGGTCTGAAGAAAAAGAACGTATGTATGGTCCTTTTGACGAAAGCATGGAGAGGGCCACAAGGATTTACAACGCGAGCTCACCTAAAAATGAGCAAATCTCGGTGAGAGGCATGTACAGAGCTTTGATTGCTCTTAAGCTTTCACGAGAGGCCTTCAGCCACAGAGAGGATAACCTCCTTGATGCGGCTGCCTACATTGGAGCTCTCAATAACTATATTGAGGACAGAGACGAAGAGATAACAAGCACAACTAATGTTGCAATGTAATAACAATTAAAATTAAGTATTATGGCAAGACCGTACAACACTACAGACCTCTCGCCCGACAAAGCGTTTGAGCGTCATGTATTTCATCGGGACCAGTTCGCGCACTACTTGCGCTGGACGCACATCCTGAAGGTGGCCAAAATTGGCGAATCAATTGTCGACTTTGGCTGCGGACAAGCTAACTTGTTAGAGGTTTTTTACCGCAACAAGTTTAAGCAGAAATCCTATGTTGGTATCGACATTCGTGAAAAGACCATCGAACAGGCCAAAGAAAAATTCAAGAATGTTGACTGGGCGCACTTCTATGTTGCAGACCTTATCAAGCCTCACATCGACTTGAGCCAATTCAACGGCGACAAGGTTTGCTCATTCGAGGTACTTGAGCATGTTGGCAAACAGAATGGAGACATCTTCCTTGAGCACTTCAAAGCATGTGGTAATAACCATGCCACTTATTATCTGTCAACTCCAAACTATGACCCGTCGGTCGGTGCTGCCGGTAATCATACCTTTGATTCTGGCGATGGACGCGGTGTAGATGTTCAAGAGTACGACCATTGGGAGCTTGAAGCTCTGCTTCAGAAGCACTTCGTAATTGTCAAAAAGTTTGGCACATTCGCTTCTATGAGGGACTACAAACCTCTGATGAACAGTTGGCAGCGAGAAATGTTCAAGGCTCTTAGTGAGTATTATGACACGAACCTCATTGCCAATATCATGGCTCCCATGTTCCCCGATGTTGCGCGTAATACCCTGTGGGTACTTAAGCGTAAACCTGGCGACTATAAGGAAAATGATATTCCTGCGGAACCCAACTTGTTCAATCAACCAGAGCCCATTGAAGACGATGAGCTATTCTAATAACCATACTCCTGCTGAAAAACGCGCAGCTGAAGAATATGCAGGACAAGGAGCGCTACAGTTCACAGACCTGTATATAGAAAGATATGATGCCTTTTTGGCAGGAGTAGCTTACGCGAAGAAACAATGACAGCTGGTAAATTTATCAAAGGCATTAAGGATGGAATTAAAGAAGAAGGCTACAAAGCCAATGAGCTTGAGCTGAATTACATTGAGTTCCATCTACCGGATTGCTACGAGATTGAATTCCGTACCAAAGACGACGAAGTAATAACTATAATAGTAGAAAATAATTAAGATTATGGCACCTGTAACATTAAAAGACATTCAGAAGCTCCACAATTTCCTGTCAGACAGAAGTGTGGATTACGTATTAACTGGCACTTGCGCGCTTTTCTACGATGGCGCACTTCCTGAGGGCGAGCATGCCCACGACATTGACATTCTGGTCATTGCTACTCAAGAGACCATGCCGCCTCTGAGGACAATGCTCAAAGAGCTCGAAGAGTTCTCAGGTTGCGAGAAAGAACCTAAGTATGATGGTTGCGAATGCTATACCTTCAAGGTCGGCAAGTATGACATTAAGGTCAATGCTTTCATTGAGAACGTTCAGGTCGATGGCATGAAGTCAAACTATCCGCCTTTCAACCTTGTAACCATCGATGGAGCTGGTACGACTATTAAAGTTATGCCTGCTATTCCTGCGCTGAGGCGCAAGTTCAAACTTCACCGCGAAAAGGACTATCGCTTTGGAGCCAAGCTCATCAAGGAAATTTCTGGCATGATGCTCAACGTCTATGAATAAGAATTAAGGCTATGGCGCTACGAGTAAGAAAAAAATCATATAACCGTAAAGCATTTGACCTTGAAAAAGCAGGGTTTAATGCCGAAAATCTTGACCTGTTTTTTAGAATGATATATGACAGGCAGATGATTTGGAAAAGGCGGTTTATAAACAAAGCACCTGCGCCGTGGACTACGAATGAGGTTTTTGCCAAATATAAGTTCTGCAATCTTTACAGAGAGCACGACCGTAGTTCTCAGTGGGAAATTCGTAACATAATTATGGATGACTCGCTGGATGACAAAAACCTCATTTGGAAAATTCTCGTTTATAGGACATTTAATAACCCGGAAACGTTCGCCAGGGCATTTGATAAATGGCCTAATGGCATTCCGGATTATGATAGCTATTCTCAAGATGAGTTTGCCGCGCATATCGAAGAAATAAGAAGCTTAGGCTTAAACCCGTTTACTAGTGCATACAGTATAACAGGTAACATCGTGGCAGGTGAGACGATTGATGATATGTTCTGCAAGACGGTTGTTCCTACAATCCATAGAAATATAGACCTTGTTATGACACTTCTCACAAATGAGGTTTTAGACCCAGAACAGCTCGTATCTTTTCTCATGACGTTGCCCGGAGCTTCTTCTTTCATTGCTCACGAGTACTACCAAGATTTTACGTATATTTCAATCTACACAGACCGAACAATAATGAGGTTTGACCAGAATGATTATACGAATCTTGGCCCTGGTTCCTCACAAGGCGTAAGGCTTATATTCCCAAAGCTGAAAGGCTCAGCTCAGATTTCTTGCTATGAATATCTTCAAGATTTAGCAGAAGAAAAGCTTGAAGAAATTGGCCTTGAGAACGGAGAACTTATGCCATACGTGGCTTGGAACAAAGAACTTCGTAAATACGAGGTTATTAATGAGTGCAATTTGTCTTTAAATCAAATAGAAGGTGCATTGTGTGAGTTTAGCAAGTATATGCGCATTTTGCGTAATACTGGCAGGCCCAGGTGCCCTGAGTTTGAAGCTCGGACCAAATCAATTATTGTTGAAAGGTCTGATGAAGAGAATTTGCAGTCAGATTTCATGACTGACACAGATGACTTCATAAGTGGTCGCAGAAGAGCCCGTAGGACCAAAGCTCTCGACGACTTTATGAAAGCACCTGTCGGTAGGCCGAGAACAAAGACGGCTGACCTTACAGTCAACTTGAATTTAAATTTGAATCTTCAAAACGCAGAACAGATATTAACTAAACTTTTAGGACTATGAGAGTTGCAAGAGTTCGTGATGTGAAGCTCCCAGAGCGAGGAACATCTAAATCCGCAGGAATCGATTTTTTCGTTCCAAATACGTTCATTGAGACAACCGTAGAACCGGGTCGTGACTTGCTTATTCCATCTGGAATTAGAGCAGACGTACCCGCAGGTTATATGCTTATGGCCGCAGAAAAATCAGGTGTAGTGACATCAAAAGATGCCATGATTCTGAATGGCCGAACACCTAAACCTGATTCGTATAACACAGTTGTAGTTCTTGGTGCCAAGATTGTTGACGAGGATTATCAGGGTGAAATCCATATCCACGTTATCAATGTAGGCACAGAGCCTGTGGTTATCAAGCCGGGTAAGAAGCTTGCACAGTTTATCCTTGTTCCCGTTTCGTATGACGGAATTGAGGAAGTTGCCGAGAGTGACCTTTTCGCCGAAACTTCAGAGAGAGGTGAAGGTGGATTCGGGTCTACAAATAAAGAAGAATAATATTTAACAGGAACTCCCGATTCATATCTCAGTTGAACCTAAATATAAAAAATATATAGATATATATTTAAAAATTTGGACGCGATAGAGAATGATTCTGGAGTTCCTGCTTAAAATTAAACCATTATGACAACTAAATCCTCTAAAGCTAAAATCCCAGAAGTAGTCTACACACCTCAATTTTTGAAGTTTGTAGAGTATTATGCCAAAGAGTTTCGCGCTCGTAATGGCCATGGACGCTGGCTCGCTGAATATCAAGATATGGAGAAAAAAGGCCTCTTTGCTCCTCGCATCATAAGAGCTCTTTATATCCAGATTCTAACAGACCGATTTTATCTTGGTTATATTCGCTATAGTGCCATTTGGTATATATGCGTGTATGCTCGAGATGCGGCCGAGAAGTATATCAACGAGCGAGTAAATGCTTTATATGAAATTAGAGTGATAACTGGAGAGCTTGCATACGATGAAGACGATGACCCATACACAGATTTGTCTTATGATGAGGCTTCTCAGATTGTTAAAGCTCTGAATGAAGAGGCTGAAGAGGAATTATTTGTTATAAAGCGCAAAAAGTAGCTATGTACAGGATTATGACAAGCAATATGATGTATGATACAGCAGATGAGGCTTTTCGTCATCTATACGAATATATTACAAGGCGAGGGTATGTGACCAAGTTGGGAACTAAAGCTGTATACAATATTGGCTTTTATATAGCTAATCCGCTTGAGCGAGAAATCAAAGTTCGTTGGCGTAAATGGAATCCCAATTATGCTGAACGTGAATGGCAATGGTATCTGTCACAAAATCCCTCTGTAGCTGAGATTAAGAAATATGCGCCGCTATGGGACACTATGCATGGAGGCGACGATATAGTCAACTCTAACTATGGTTGGCAATGGGGCCGTAATAACCAGCTTGACAAATGTATCGAGCAACTTAAAAAGAATAAAGATACTCGCCAAGCATGGTTCTCAATCTTCGACGGCAAAGAAAAAGACAAGTACGAATTTGACACTCCTTGCACGTTGGCCGTTGGCTTTAGTGTTCATCCTGTTGACCCAACTCATCTTGATATGACCGTTGTCATGAGGTCAAATGATTTGGTTTATGGCTTTTGCAATGACCAATATTGCTTTAGTAAGTTGCAGGAATTAGTAGCCAATGAACTCAACCTTCAGGTTGGCAACTACTATCATTTTGCGCATGATTTGCATATTTACGAAAAACATCTAAACTTAAAAGAACAATGGCAAAAAAGAAACAAGTAAATAACTCAAAGCCTTTGTCTGAAGCAGCTCAGCTCTCGGCAGAAGCTATGCGAGAAAAATATCCTGAAATTGCTAAGCTCACAATAGCTGAAGTTGTTGATACGGAAGCTTTTAGGAAAGCAGCTCAAGATAAAATCACGCACCTATATCGTACATTTACTAAATATTGTGAAGGAACAAAATACGTCTATGCAGCTTCATTCTTAAGGCTTTATCGTGACAATGAGCTTTCACAACTTGCTTTCGGTACTAACTATATTGACGTGCTTGATAAGCAATCATCGCTGTCGAGTACAGACCGAGCGATTATTAAGTCTATCGGCGATGAGGTTTATGCAAAAGTTGTTGCTAAAATGATTGAAGATTATGACAAACAACATGAAAAAAAATAGGCCAATGTGGTTTCAGGTGCTTTGGGTCATTCTTGGCATTCTGTATATCCCAATCTTCTTGGCCTCGTGGCTCCTTAACGTAATATCGCGTGCTTTTTTAGCTCTTAGCTATTATGGTATGCTTGATTACCTCAGAGGTAAAAACGTTTTTAAGTCTTTATTCCAATGGAACTCGGTACTGTAAATAATTTCGATGCTTTAGTTGACCAGGCTCTTACTGAATTTGCGGCTTCTCAAGGAGGCATTACAACTCCAGATAAGAAGGCAGATTATGTTGACTACGCTGGCTTTCTGCAAGAAATATCAGATGAAGACCAAGAGCTAGCAAAGTCTGAAATAACTGTAGCATCTGAGATTGAAGAAAACAAGCTTGATGATGAAACCAACGAGCTTCTCAACGACATCAAAGACAATCCTAACGGCTGGTTTAACAAGTCAACATGGGTTGCCAATGAAAAAGGCGAGTTTGTTCGAAGGAGTGATGGCGAAATATTTACAATAGGCGGTGAAGACCTTGTATCAGTTGCTGATGAGCCTATTGTGGATAACGCAGAACAAGAGCTTACAGAATTCGAGCGAAAGCGTATACGAGCAGAAAAGCTTGCACGTGGAGCAGATAAGTGGAAACACAATCGAGATTTGCGTAAAATCGAGATAAACCGTATGGCTTTTGACCAGAAGATTTTGCCTTTGAACGATAAACTAAGGCAAGAAGATAAACGGCTTGTTATCGAATTGCTCACAAAGCCTTTACGCTTGCTTATGATTAAGTACAGAGACTATATCGATAACCGCGTAACAAAGCTTCTTGCGCCTGCTATACCTCCTGCCGTTAAATTAGCAGCTGCTAAATGGCCTTGGATTTTTATCCAGAATCCAGGTTTCTTGTACAAGACTCATCCTCATTTCGGTGAAGTAAAAACCTTTTGGGTCAATCCTAAGGTACCATATTTCTTTAAGCAAGGAACCGAGCAGGCAATTCTCGAAGAGCGTGACGCGTCATTGTCGCCTTACTTCCTTGATTGCCTTGACCGAGCAATTCACAGATGGTATACGGCTCGAGACAACTTAGCAAAGCGCGAAGTGTTCTATGCCACCAAGATGATAAACATAAAAGGTAATACTTACTATCACCTCCTTATGCTTAATCCATTTTGGTTTGAAAAGCTCTACGAGCATGTTAAGCAGCAGAGCTTAAATGACCTGAATTAGTTTTAAAGTTATGTTATGTTGGTCGTTTTGCGAAAATCTGTGAAGTCGAGTAGCAAAATGTGAGTTTATGTCAATGGTTTGGAATACAAACACCATCCTTTCTTCTGCGAAAGTCCGTGAGGCCGAGTAGCAGACCTTATCACCTTTAGCTGGAGGCCAAACAGCGCAGTTTAAACGGGAGCTACAGCGAGTAGCGGAAGAACCTAGCCGACGTGTCGGTTGCGAGTTATTTAAACATATTGTGAAATACGTGGAATAATGAGCGCTAAAGAACATTTTAGCGAGAGGGAGTTGGTTGCAAGCAGCTAATATCCACAAAAACTAACTCCCTTTTTTATTTCCACATAAAAACAAATTATATGATACGGCCAGATACTGAAGAGCTAATAGCCATTCCGGTCAGTAGATATGAACACCTTTTGCGAATGGAGCAGCTAGTCATATCTCAACTTGAAGCTCGGTGTGCTACTTTGCGCGATGAGATGCGTTTGTCTCAAATAAATATTATTCAGGACCAACTAAGACGGCAATGAAACGTGTAGGTAACAGCATTAATATGGCAGATAGAGCCAAGGCCCTTGCTCAAAGGAACAAGGCTATGAGACTTTATCTTGAAGTATCATGCAAGCTATGTTGTGTTAATTATCCTTGCTTTGAAGGTATTGATAACATAGAATCAAATCTTGCAAATACGTGTTTAGATTTTTCAGTAACTAAAGAGAATAATGAACAAACCTAAATTTAAACTCGGAGATTTGGTCCTTTATTGCGATGGAATCTTTTTCGTAAGAAATATTAGGGACCTTGGCGATAAGCGTAGATATTGTATCGGTAAAACAAAGTCAGGCCAAGATTTTTGGGTCGATGAAGACTTGCTCAAGCCGTGTGACTGGAGAGACATAGTACGTATCACCAAAACACGAAAGATATGAAGGTGTATGTAGTTTTTCAACACGGAGGTTTTAATTCTCAATGCGAACAGAAAAGAATCAAAGGTGTTTTTGATTCTATCGAGAAAGCCGAAGAGTGCAGACATGACATTGAGTGCATCTATACATCCAGACCAAGAATAACAATAGAAACTTTTGAACTCAATAAAAAGACCAATTTTTAAACACGAAAGGTATGACACCGGAAGAAGAAAAGGCCCTGCTAAAATTGGCCCGGGAGAACAATTATATGCTGCGTCAAATTGTCTGCTTTATAAACCAACAAATCAAGAATGAAGATTCAAAGAGCTTTGGCATAAATGTTTTAGCCAATATACTAAGTAACAAAATAACCGGAGAATAAACCTCTCCGGTTATTTTGCTTATAGTCGTATAAAATAAGCTAAAAGTAGTTAATCCCTAATATCGCTTCCAGTTCTTACCCCATAAAGGAAATATGCAACCTTTACAAGGCTGAATTTCTGGTTTACCAAACTTATTTATTATAACGTCATTCCAACCATAGTCTATAAATCGGCCATTATACATATCATAAATACGATAATATGCCTTAGTTTTGTCTTTGTTATAATAAAACTCGTATTTCCACCACTTGCCATCAATTTTATAGTGTGTAAACTCATTACTGATGAGTTGTATGGGAATTATTATTACTTCCACCAGGTCCGAATTCTCTACAAATTCGACCTTAGAATCGAACTTAAAGCCATAAGGAAACATTTCTTTTATCTCCTCGGCTTCTTCGTAATTCTCGTCATCGAGGCACGGTTCCTTGAATGCCAACCAGTGATAAGCATCATTGGTTATTTGAAACGTTTGTGCATCGTTCACATCGTAGTCAAGTTGTTGTTCTATCATAATACTCTGCTTTTAAAAATGGTACGCTCTGAACTGGTCCGGAGGACTCGGTGATTCTCTCGGGGCGGGTGCACCAAAAGTTCTTTGCGGAAAACACAAAGGCCTCCAGAAATTAGCCTATGTAGTTTATACAGCCTGTATACACGCAAATATTGCATGAGTCGACCCGGCTTTTGTATTTTATTACAGAAGCCAAGCTGGTTACATATTTTAATTTTTAGTAACACTTTTTAACATTCCACTATGCTACAAATTACATGCGAAATTACTACATTTTTTTGATATAGAAAACCGTTTTAAGTTAAAAGATGTTAACAGCCTAAAAATAGTTCTGCTACAGTACCGTGCTCTTATACGCGCGCGTACATTATATATAGTATAAATAAAAGTTTTTGCCGTTAATATCTTTTAACTGAAAGCCGTAATCTATATCAAAACTTTATATTACTTTTGCATATCAACAATAATTTAAATGACAGCATTATGATACGGGTTTATATTAGACGCAAAAATGAAATTACTGGGCGCGTTTTTAAGTCAAAACGCTCGGTGATGAAGGACAGGGTCGCTTTGCTACACTGGGGCTATGTGGAAAAAGGCCTTATTACCGAAGAGGAATGGGCCAAGAGCACACAGTTCATCAAGGACCGATTCGAATTGGTTATTACAGAGGTGCAAATCGACGGTAGAACCAAACTTGCACGGTCATTGAAGCCGTTCAGCTGGATGGTCTTAATGAAAAAGTACAACGGCGTTTTTAACCCTGCGGGTTATTATGCGTACAATGACCTGAGCGGTGAAAACTTGGAAATTGAGATTTCACGAGATAATAGCATGGTCCGTTATAGGTCATTTGGCATTCATGTAAGCGAATGGAAAGAAATCCACTATTCGCCAGAAGGCGAGCCTTACTTTCTTATGAACGGTAAAAGGAGCCGTGTTTTATACCTCAAAGATTTTATTAAGTTCAAGCAGTGACTTCTATATATTATATATAATGTATATATACGCAGAAATCACTCAGAAAAAAATTTTTATACAGTTAACATCTTTTAACATAAAACAGTTTTCTATATAAAAAATTCATATTAAATTTGCGGTGTAATTAAAAATACAACTCACAATTTAATAACCCAAAGTTTAACAATTAAAACATTAAATTATTATGGCAACAACTAAGAAATTCGCTCAGATGAGCACCAAGAAACTGAATGCACTCCTTGAGACTGCAAACGAAGAGGACGCAGCTGCTATCAACGCTATCCTCGAGTCCCGTAACGCTAAGCAGGCTGCTGCTCCTGAGGAAAACCCCGCAGAGCTTTCCGAGGAAGAGAAACAGGCAATCGCTGCTGCTGAGCAAGAGGCACCGTCAGATGCCATGACCGAGAGCAAAGCCAACAAGGTTGGTGGACGCAAGGCCAGCCCGAAGATGAGCGAAGAGGAACTCGAAGCTCTCCTTGCCGAGGCCAAGAACAACGTGGGTCATCGCTGCGAGGTCAATCTCCCTGGTACCGCAATCCGCGTCAACGGAACCATTCTCACCACGCTCAAGGACAAGCGAGCCATGCAAGTCTACTATCAGGTAGAGACCGACCCGGTTGACGACATGGAGTCCCGCAAGATTTACAAAAAGGCTAACAGCCCCGAGATTACCGTTCTTGACGAGGTTGTCGAGCTGAAGAAGAAGACCGGTAGCAAGGTCCGCGTCGCTAAGGAGAAGATGGAAGCCGGCGAGTGGGAAGCCGAGGCCAACGCTGTTCGTGAGGTTGCTGCTGAGAATATCGGCAAGACTGTGGACCTCGACCTTGATGGCAATCGCATCGGTCGCATTGTGAACCTGCTCAACGACAAGAGGTCCTGCGGGCTTTACTACCGCATTGAGTTCATGGACGAGAACGGTGTCAAGAAGACTTGCCACAAGGTCATCAACTACACCAAGAACGAACAGGGCCAGTATGTTCTCGAGCCCCTGCCCGGAATGTCTGCAGAGCTGGACGAGGAAGGACTCAAGGTCAACGAAGCATTCCAGGAGCGCAAGGCTCGTGAGCCCCGCAAGATGCTGACGCCTGAGGAGAAGGTTCTCGCCGCTGAGGAAGCTGTGAAGAAGGCTGAGGCAACTCTCAAGAAGGCCGAGGAGACGCTCACCATGCGCCAGAACCTGCTTCAGATGGCGAAGAAGGAGCTCGAGGCCAAGCACGATTCCCAGGAAGCTCTCGCTTCTGGTGCCGGTCATGAGGTTCCCGAAGAGCCCGCAGAACAGGTTGATGACGACCTGGCATAAACGACTATTACTAAGTATTTTCACTTGATTTATGCAACGTTAAGACACTAATTTTTTAGCCTTGGAAGAGCTGCTTCGTGAGAAGCGGCTCTTTCTTTTAGTTTTATAGCCTCAGCATTGTTACAGGACTGACAGTTCAATATTTCACGGCTTAAGAGCTGTAAATATTTGAAAATTTATATCCCACCCCATATTACGGGATTCAAAATTTAATATCTCTCTCATCCCCTATCGCGTCGAATTATATAACCCTATATATCTATATATCCCATAAATTTAATGATGATAGGGATTAAATATGGGGTTTTGGCTTAATCATATTTACCTAACTGCAACTTAAAGCGGCCAAAATGATTGGCTTTCACTCCGCGATTCTCTCGGGGCCGTGCAGGCCCTGCCGAAGTCAGAAAAATGTCTGCAAAAAGTCTGCACGGCTTTCATTTAATAGGTTAGTTAAATAGTGAAATCGCTGAAACGGATGCCGTTATAAAATAGCATGGCATAAAAGTTCACAGAATTGTTGTGAAACCTGACCAGAAAAATGTTAAAACTGTTAATACTTATTAACTCAAAGCAGTTTTCTATATCAAAAATTCATAGTACTTTAGCTATATAAAATAAAGGACATATCAGCGTTTATTAACAGTTTAAATTAAGCATTATGAGTGTAAAGTATGTAGCAGTTAATGAAGAGCTCGCTTACCACGTCGGAACATATCCAACCGTCAGCGAAGCTATGAAGAAGTGTTTAGGAAAATGCCGTAAACACTCTGTATTACAAATCGATGAGGGCTGTGACTCAATTAAGCTGCCTACTCTCAGTTTATTATGGGGCGTAATGACAGCAGAAGTTACTTACAGCGACCCTACACGACGGACTCTGACGCTTGTGAATTACAATAACACAACACGGAATTGTAATACGGACGAGCAACGCCAACAGTCCCGCGAAGATTTTCTTTATCAGCTTGATGCAATGCGCCTATTTGCTGGAGTAGAAAAGGTTAAAATTACGTCATGTCGCGGGTCTGAATCTGATCCCATACCGGTGTAAAATGACACGGCTCTAAACCACTGCGCCCACTCCGTGATTCTCTCGGGGCGGTGCAGTGGTTTTCAATTTCCGGATTTTGCGGCTTTTACGCGAAACAGTACTTAAAAATG